CGGGGCGTTACCGAAGCCCTCAGCAAGGATAAACCAAGTAGCGGCAGCGCCACTGGTAACTAGATGTACGTATTCGCCTTGACGAAGCTCCTTGATCGTTGTGGTCTTTTTCCGAACTTCGGGATGCCAGTCCTCAGCCCCACGATAGAGACCGTCCCAAGCAGCTCGTGGCCCTCGAAGATTCCAGTCTGTGATAGGCGGGATCACACGAACAGGAGCAGGGCTAGAAACCAAAGCAGTGTCCCCGAGTGCCGGCATAGAGAGTCATAACGTAGACGATAAGATCTCTCGGATCGCCCCAAATTGCTCCCCGTGCCGTGATGTAGACTATCATCTCTCCTCCAGATCTTTCAGATACCATCGTCCCCACTCGCGCATGTTCCTTGGACGACGACGTCGACGGTGTTCGGCTGCGACATCCAAGCCATCATCATGATGGTCGAGCTCATCGTCCAAGTCCTCAGGGGGAGGCGGCAGTCCGGCACGATCGTGAATGTGCTTCACTACATCTTGCGTCGGAACGATAAGACCCAAGGCACCGGTCACCGCAAGGAAGCCACTCAACTGATCCATGTCGATGTCTCCGAGGTCGGAGTGACGAATCTTTGGCAACGCCGTGATACCAGGAAATTCGTTCAGAGCGAATATCTTAGGGACGACGAACCGATTCAGTTCATCAGCTCTGGTATCAATCATGCCCTTCACAGCCATGTGAGCAAAATCCATGTGAGACTTTGAAAGAGCATAGCTGCCGACCTGGCCCTGGCCAAGCGTGAGAAACTGGAACAAGACAGAGCGCGTAATGGCGACCGAGTATCTCTGAATTGCCTTCTCCGTATCCACGACCTTGGATCCAGGAGACTTGACCGTGTCCAGCTCCCACTGCTCGTGGGCTTCCTTCCCAAAGCGCTGCAGGATGAAGTAGGCCTGGTCATCCATCTTGTATCGCTCACCCATTTCCCGCGCCGTTTGCTTGTCTTTCTCGGTGGCGTTGGCCGGCAGAAAGATCTTGAGCACGCCGGTCATATCTCGTTCGGCTCCGATTAGCTCGATCTCCTCCAGGTTCTTCTTCAGATAGTATGGCTTGTAAGCGTTTCGGAGCAAAGAGTATCCCTCTGGATTATTCTTCTCCCGAGTCGTCCTGACTAGAAGAGACTTCTCAATAGGAATAAGCACTTCGATCCAAGATGGGGATGAGGACTGCACCATTGCCTTGATGCCTCCTTCGTCATCGAACTCGAAGCGCCTCAGGCTTTCTTGGCCGCGGATCGCGATCTTACGAAGCCCAATTCGTCCATCGTCGAACAATGATGGAGGATCTCCAGTCGGCCCAAGCCGCTGCTTGAACACGAGCTCGAACCATGCCCAACCGTAGATGTTGCAGGTGAGGGCGTCAGTGAGATAGTCCCCGAATGTGTGGGACATATCATCGAACATGACAGTCTGAAGGAAGCCTGCCGCGTCCGCATCGGCCTGCTCTTCACTGGCCGCTTCCACATCCCAGGTCGCTTGAAGTGCTATCTGGGTAATCGCATACAACAAGGCTCCCACATCGGGATCGTTCCGGCGCATTTCCTCGAAGATCTTGATTCCTCGTGTGCCGCGAAGAAGGGGATCAAACTCCTCGTGGATCTCGCTACCGAACCGGCGGAGTCCTGTGGTGCCAACCTCAGACATCGGATCGGGAACGCCAGCCGGCGATGTTCCATTTGAACTGACCGCGGCCGATTTCGTCTTGTTCTTCTTAGTCATCAGGAGAGCCTCCTCCTGCCGTCAGTATACATCGTTGCTTCCAAAAGAAATAAATGACGGACTGACTGTCTTGCCGCAAAACAAGATCCCCTTTCGGAGAAACGCCAGTCCGTTCATTTCAGAGGAGCCGTGAGCTATCATGTTCGCGTATCCTCACAGCTACCATAACACATGTTCTCGTTCTGGCCTAATCATCGTCTAGAAGCTCCTGGCAGGCCGGCAAGTCGTGACCCTGACCCCGTACCCCCATACTGAGTTTTCAAGCCGTGAGAACGTCCTGAGCTCGTTCTCTGATCCCCTAGAGGCTGTGGCTTGTTCCGTAATCCCCAGCACATGTATCTCAGAGCATCCATTGTGTGGTCGAAAGCCTTCACCGGCTTGTCCGCAGTTCGTTCATCCCAGACGTAAGAATCGAGCTCGCGAGGGACGTGCTCTAGCCGGTTGCGAACGAACTTGAGTCTCATAGTATTCAGACGTTCGATCACTTCGAGGATACCTGAAATAACATCGTGCTTCGGGCACTTGGTGATTTTCCATCCCTGCTGCATGAACTCCGTGATAGCTTCTGGTGCGCTTGGATCCGCCCATACCATTTCTACTTTATGCTTCGGGGCACTCTTGGCGTTCTCAGCATCGGTTCGTTCCGTCTCGTAATATTCGTCAAAGATGTAGAGAACATCATCCGGGCCGAGCGCGCCATACGGCATAGCAGTCGGATTATTGAATCCAAAGTCCAGACCGCCGTATTGCTTGAAATTCTCCCACCCTGACGGCATGTCTTCCAGATTGGTCCAGTGATCCTCGGTCACGGCTGAATAGATAAGCCCAGTCGGCCTATCCCACTGTCCCTCGTAGAACATTCGAAACTGCCAAGGCGGCAAAGTCTTTCTTGCCCGTTCGAACTCGTCCTTCGGAAACTTTGGATTGGCAGTACTCGGGAAGTTGATAAGATCAATGTCAGGACGCCGCCCCTCTTTATGGGCATCCGTCAGTATCTTGAGCCAGCCAAGGACATACGGAGTGGTGGTGCCAAGAATACGCCCCGAATGAAAACGCACACGACGCTCAAGAGCTCGGAAGGCATTCTCCTTAAACTGGCGCTGGCCATATTCGTCCATCCAAGCCCAGTGAACATGTGCTCCTTCGATAGACTCTGGACTATCCGCTGTGGCGAAGTAGACATATCCTCCTTCGTGGAATCTCCAGATACCGTCCTGCTTATTTTCCCACTCGCCGAGTCCGAGCTTCTCCTCGAACAATCTCAGGAACACTGGCTTCGTGGTACGAACAAGGATCTTGTAAGGAGCAAGGACGAGTCCGCAAGGGGCCTCTTCTCCTTCGGCTATCCGCCGGCGATGTTCTTCTAAGCACCACAGAGGAGCAAACGAAGTCTTGCCCCCACCAGTACCGGCGAGGACAAGAATCAATTTGGCTGTAGACTCTCTTGCTTGCGTCTGTCCATAATGGAGGTTTGCTCGAAGGATAAGAGAATCTGCTATGCTAGCATCCAAACGATGAAGAAAACGATGAAGAAACCCAACGTGAAAGCGAAACCCAGCAGGTAGACGACAGCCGCTACCAGTACGACAACCTGCATGTTCTCAGTAAGAGAAGTCATGCCGACTGACTTGAATCTACTGTCCTAACGGGAGGCTCGCCGTCGGGATGTTCGTGCTTGGGGAAACCCTCAGCATGGTCGTGAGTTGCTGGGACTAACTGCTTCAGACGCTCAGCGGGATTTTTCTCCGGCATTGTGACCTCGCGAATCGGCATCACTTTGGGAAGCATCTTGGAGAGCAAACACTCAGCATCCCGATCAAGATCCTGATCACTCAGAGAGGACACGATAGCATCCCTGAGTGCCCTGCCGTATTCTGGATGCTGCACCATGAGATCAAGGCCCATGATGAATCCGGAACTCATGGCCGGTGCAAATCTTGAATCCTGGTCGGTTGCTCTCAGAATTCTCTCAACACATTCCAGAAGAATCACAGATGCTGTCATTGAATGTTCGCAGTCCTCGTGACCGCTGAAGTCTATCTCAATCGTCGAAGATTGATGTTGATTGCTCAAGTAACCCCTCCTTCTCCTTATCGTTCTTGCCGTCTGCATTGATGATGATAATCTGAACTCGCTTGTCTCCTCCAGCACCGCCGCCCTCCATGAGTCCTGTCGTCTCAAGGACAAGCCGAGCCGCCTGGACGTTGCCGTTCTCGGTAGCTTCCTCTACCATAGCCGCAAGAACATTGGCAAGATCATCTGTCTTGACCAACTCACGGACGAGCTTCACGACTTCGTCAGCAAATCCAGGGATGTGCTTCCAGTCCGAAAGAATATGAGCTGTGACACCGAACTTCTCCGCGAGATCTTTCTGGCTGGCTGGAGTTCTGACGTCTCGAGGCAGTGCCAGCCATAGCATGAAAGTCATTTGCTCACGAGTCCAGATATGACCATTCACGTTGGGTTCAGCCAGAGGAGTTGAGCCATTACTGGGACTTACAGATTTGCTGCTCATTACACTATCAAGTATACTACGTGAGATGGATCTTGACTAGCCCCAATGGGTCAAGACAGTTTGTTCGATGAAAAGTTCATCAGCATTAACGCTCACCAAGGTCAGAACTAGAGGTCTGATTACGCCGGTCTTGTGAAAGTCGCAACCTTCGGTGGGACACTGAATGGAGATCTTCCCTTCGGCTTGCTCCTCATCTATAGCTCCGAGATTCCTGCACTCAATAGTCTACTTTGTCAGTCATCGAGATTCTTCTCCTCTTCTCTAGATCTGTACTAGTAGCGTCTCCAGCCATAAATTATGACGCTACCAATGATTCGTTTTTCCAGAAGCCGGACTACCGCCCCCTGCTCCCAATGACCCTCCCCAAGATAGATCGGCCCGACCCACTGCTCCGGGCAACGCTAGCATTCAAACGTCGTGTAGCCAATACGCCGATATGGAATGTGCAAACCGAAGTTACAAAGTACAGCACTCATTCTAGTTCCTCTTCCTCTAGGCCGGCGATGAATCTTAGAATTCCCCACATCCGACGATTCTTTCTGGCTCGTTCAACGATCGGTTCCCCGATAGAGATCATAGAGCTTTCTATCATCAAGTGCATGATGCCGACCAGTTCTCGAAGAGTCATCTATAATCTCTCCTCAAAACCTGACTGCTCACGAACTTGGCCATGCAACGTTCTATGACGACCTGAGCCACCCAGTCTATCTTAGTCGCATGCTGGCAACAAGACATGACCCTCGCTGCATATCTGCTTAGTCAGCTCTAACATCTCTGCTCCCTTCTACGAGACGTTGAGAATCTGTCAAGACGGCCTCTGGTGGAAGGGGTCCAAAATCACGAAGAGCACAGACAATCGCAATATCCTTCCTTCCAAGAACTACATAGTGGATATAGAGAGTCTCGTGATTCTCTACTCCCTCTCGTCGAGGGCATTCTTCTGCCAGCCTCTGCAAGACTAGAAGATCCATGAGACTAATCCTAGCCAGCCGTAGAGCAGAGTTGCTCCAATTATTCCTGCTGCCATGCCGACTATCATCCCTCCCAGCCAGGCAAATTCATCCGAGTCCAAGACTCGATCATCTGACGATAAACTCGTCTTCGTATTCTCCTGATGCGTCGGTTCCTTGCCCGCCGCACCCTCTTCTGAACTCCTGCCTTGACACTATGAGCTTCGAACCGAATCTTCACAGCACTTTTCTCCGTCACAGAGAGGAAGATTAAGCCGCGCCCAACTGACGACCTCGAAGGGCCACTTCTGCTCTCCTCGTTCCACAACGCAGAGGATAAGAGGAAACGGAGAATGGCCTGTCGCCATCTCTACGGCCTCCCTTACGGCGCTTCGTCCTGTGGTCATCACATCCTCAATGACTACGATAGGTCTAGTGCCAGCCTGTTCTCGTGCATTCCCCACACTGAAGTTCCCCCTCTTCTCCATGGCCTGTGCCCAAATCGCACCGCCCGTCAGAAGATAGCACTACTGACTGTCGATGATACTGAAGCCAATTCATTAGATTTTCCTTCCATGCTGATAGGGCCGCTCTCGATTGACGGCCAGTTTGCTGCTCATTAGGCCGTCAATGTCTGCTTCTCTTGACCGTAGCACGTCCAGGATGACAATGAGGGCGTCTACGAGCTCCAGGTTAGTACCTAGTACGTCGTCGTCCCTCCAGGCCTCAAAAGCTTCACTGAGCTCAGAATGGATCAGGGTCAGGATTTCAGGAAGCCGGCGATCATTATGGAATCCTTTTGATTCGGCAATCTCCCAAATCTCTTTGGCCAGATCGTTAAGTGGGCCTATCGAGAGGGTTTTCATAGAGCACCTCCTTATTGAACCATCCCTTGATTCTCAGAGGAATAGCGGGGAAGATTCTTTTCTTCCCGCAAGACATGCAGGTCGCCGGCAATTTGGAACTTCCATTCGGAAACATCACCTTCCAATAGTGAACGCAGATGGCGACTACTTGAGCCATCTATTGTCTGCTCCTTCCGATATTTTGATCCGGTCTCTCTCCTTCTTGTGCCGGCAGTGCTTCTCACAATGATGCGCATTGTAGAACCTTCCGAACTGGTAGTTCAGATGCTGGCAGGGTACGCAGAAAAGATTCTGACATGCCAGACAGTCACTCCGTGCTGGTCTTCCATAGGTTGCTCGTTCTATCTTACTCATCGCTACCCCCCAGCATGGATCGGCAAAACTTGGTAATGGCCTCGCAAGACTTGCATGGATCATTGCAGGCAGTGCCGCATACACCGTCATGCATGATGTAGTTGAATAGAGAGCTTCCATCAGACTTCTCGTAAGTCTCCTGGTGCCAACAACTCAACAGCTGCACCGCCGCCGCCCAGCCAGCGAGGTGGTCAGGTCTAGCAGGACGGCTCGGCTCGTTGAGCATCTCTTGCACCAGCTCCGCAGCCCGCGCCAGGGCTCGGGGTAGGCGCTCTCGGTCAATCATGGACACTCTTCCAAGGCTGCGCGACCACGGGCGATGCTACCATCGCTAGCGTGATAACAAAGTTCCTCTAACGCAGGAGCGAGGGTACACACCCCTTTTCGCAGCCGGTCGCGCTCGGCCTCTAGCTCGGCGACTCGTTCCTCCAGCTTATGCTTGTCTATGTGGGGACAGCTGAACGCAACCTGAGCAGCTATGCCGGCCTCCAGCGCCTCTACCTGGGCAGCAAGGGACGTTCGTTCCTGTGCACACTCCCAATCGCTGCAAGCATGAGGCTCCTTGGTCGTGGGCTCGGCGTCGGGCGGGGTCATGGCTGGGCCTCCTCAAGCCGGTGAATAGGCCAGTATGCGGCTAGACAACAGGGTGTTTTGGTCTGAGTGTTTCCAAGTGGGTCGCTGGGCGGGTGATTGTATAGTTTCAAGCACCGGAGACACCTTGACTGAGTATGGTGGACGGTAATGCTCATAGCCCCTCCTTGCCAAAGGGAACGAGGACGGCGCGGAGTGCCTTAGTGCCATCGTTCCAGGAGGTAGTCCAAACAGCAGTTTTCATCTGCTCCTCGCCCTCATCCATGAGATAGCGCACCAGTTCAGCCGCGCTCACCACAGCCTCCACCTCGGCCAGGGCGAGGCGGGCGTTGCAGGTAACACAAACTTCTGCGGCTGCTGGATTGGCATTCTTGCAAATACTTATTACGCAAGGGCCAGAGCCAAGTACCCGCCTCAGCGCCTCTATCGGCTCAGCCACGGCTATCGCCTCACAATCTCGTAGATGACTTCGGGGTCATAGTAGTCCGTCGCCATCAGAACTTCACCTCGCTTGTACTTCCCTGTTGCCATTGCCGCCGCTAGGCGCTTGAGGGCTACGCCGGATGATCGTACCCACCCCTTGCCCAACGATTCATAGTTGCGATTACCCTCATAGCGTACCCGTGCGCAGTAGCGGGTATTGGTGCCGCCACAAATTGCGCCAGTCTCTTTCGGGTGTTCCTTTCCGCATGTCGGACAAGTCCGCCTAGAGCCCATGGCACTCACTCGCTCCCTTCCAGGCGCTCGCGCTCAGCGTTCTCGGCCTCTCGCTGCTCGGCCCTCTCTTTCGCTCGCCGTCGCCGGGTACGTAGCGCAAACAGCAACTGGGGGCTCAGACCAAGCTCTGCAAACAGATCGCGGGTCGGTGTCACTCCCATGTCAAGCGCTCCTGCACCACGATCAGCCTCTGGCCGTTGACTTCGATGATAGACAGCAGCCCGCCATTCTTCAGGGGGCCGAAGGAAACACGCGCCAGAGTCTTGATCTCCGGCTGCTTCTTAGCCTCAGCCACGGCACTCACTCGATCCCTTCCACAAGTCGGTTGCTCGGCACTTCTGACAAGTCGTCCGGTCGGGGGAATTAGTGTAGCTGCGGTAGAGTGATTTGTTCCCGCAGGCAACCACTCCTGACGGAGACGTATT